TAGCAGCCTTATTTGAAACCGCTCCCAGTAAGTCGGAGAGTCCTTCGATAGCAGATACGAAAGCTTCTCTGATCTCGCATCCTTTTTTTCTGGCTTCCTTGGGTTGTAAAGAGTTATCATAACTCGTTCCTATTTTTTCGTTTCCAGCACCATACAAGAATGCGTATGTCACAGTCTTGACTTGGCGTCTGGTGATTCCTATTTTATCAGCGTTAACTTGATGTATATCATCATTGAGTAATATGTCGGCATATCGACCTCCGTCATATCGTCCTAAGTAATGAGCTAACATACGTAGCTCTATTCCAGATAGGTCAGCACCTACCATTACTTTCCCGGGACTGGCTGTAAATAGTTCTCTAAATTCTTTATCCGCAGGCACTTGAGCTAAATTTGGTTTACGATGAGCACATCTAAATGTGTTCGTACTAACCGAGCAGTTGTGGTGGATTCTGCCTTTAGTCGTAACAAGCCTGTTCCATGCGTTCACGCCTTCGGATATCATTCCAAGCTTTTTCTTTATCGTCAAACATTTCGCACATGCTTTCGAGAAGGGAATATTTATCTCCGTCAATGTAATCTCGTCGATAATTGGTTTCCCAGTCGTGGTGATCTTGCTCAATTTGACTTTGAAATGAGTCGTCAATATCCATGCTATGTGATCTCGTGAAGTGGGGTTGAACTCTTTTAGTCGTTGGAACTCTGCTCCGGCTTTGTATCCTTGTGTAGAGTTATCTCGTTTAGGAGTGAACAACGCTCCTCCAATGAGAGGGAATTTTTCCCGAAGTACATCAACAAGTTCTTCCATCTCTCTTCTGAGATGTGACTCAAGTTGCTGACTTTTTTGTTCATCAAATGTCCATCCATGTATTTCTTGTTCTGTTAGTATTTCTGCGACGCGGTGTTCTAACCGGTCCGCGTCATGTAAGGGCGGAAGTGTTCGCATAGTTTGGTGGTAACTTGTACATCTTGTACGCAATAGTCTTGCATTTCTTGTGACCAGCTAGTCCAGTCACTTGTCTTTCCAAATTCACCTTTGTATTCACCTAATCTGTAACCATACGCTTCTAGACTGTGACGTCCATACAACTGTAATGGCATTCTAGATACGTTTCTTTTCTTGTCTATCTCCATCATGTTTGGATGATACATTCTGGATAGAACAAGAGTGTCAATAACTTCAGCCTGAGTTTTAAAGTAAGGATAAAGTTTACGTATTACTGGTAAATCGTAACCAATTATATTGTGCCCAACTATAACATCAGCAGAGCTGAGCCAGTCCAGAGCTTCAGTAATTGGTTGTTGATCGCCTTGATTGTTGAATACAAATGTTTCTTCTTTCTGATTATCGTATATCGCAATGCAGTGTATATCAGATACACCTTGTAATAACCCGTTTGTTTCTATATCAAATACGAGCATTTGGCTTTGCGACATAGGTCTTGTCCCTAAACTTAGCTTTCTTTTTTGCTTGTTTACTGGGTGGGTTTGGTCTCTTCAGTTCTTCTATGTCAGAAGTCTGTTGAGGGATTGAAAATGGGGTCCGTAGTTTCATCGTATTTACATGTGTCTTTGTTATATTTTAATTGACATGCAATACCAACCTCTCCGGAGTAACGATTCTTTAACACACGTAGGATAGTCTGATCTACAGCTTCCGTTTGTTGGTTTCTTTCGAGTCCCCAAACTTCGTCCGCAAGCTGAGATATTGCTGCACTTCCTCTCAGTTGTCCTAAAGTTACACGTGCTCCTTCTTCGTGGTTCTTGTCTGTCTGTGTTCTACGTAGATGTGATACCAAGAATAACTTGATGCCAGTCTTCTCGACTAAGCTACGTAATTTAGTCATGGTATTGTCTATCATCTTTCTCTCGTCACCATCTAAACCAGATATCAATATGGATAGGTGGTCGAGGAAGATTGTTTTTGCTTCGAGCGCGAGTGCCATATATTCAATACGACTGTAAATAATATCAGGGTCAGCACTGCCGAAGTGGTCATAAAGGTAGAGATTCCAGTCTTTGAGCGTGTAGTCATAAGCTTCTTGTAATGTTTCTTTGGTATGTTCTCCAAGATGTAATGCTTTACCAGTAGCTACAGACATAAGTCCTAAAGCTGTTCTTCTGTTTGATTCTTCCAGAGCAATGTACCCGACACGCTCGTCTAAGTTTAAAAAGTGAGTAGCCAACTGCCTTGTCAGCGTTGACTTACCCTGCCCTGTGCCTGCACTGATTACAGTGAGCTCTCCATATCTGCATCCATGAGTTAGTCTTTGCAAACCAGCAAAGGGATACTCGAAGTCACATGGTGGACTAGGGTTTGTTACTAATTCTAGTAGACTTTTACCATCTACTATTCCATCCGGCTGATACGGCGAAGCATTCCAGATAGCTTTCCTGATCGCTTCAGCATCATTATTTTGCAGTGCGTCAGACGCATCCTTATACGGGTCTGGTAGATGAGCAATCTTAACTTTCCCAGACGGTAGGAGCGCAGCCACTGCTTCCGTCGCCATGTTACCGGCTTCGTCCTTATCGAAAAAAAGGATAACTTCTTCATAACCTTGAAAGAGCTGAAGTTGTTTCTGTATATCCTTTTTAGCTGACGCAGCTCCATGAGGAAGCGAGACATGCGCCCAGTTGGGGTAAGCCTCCCAGCCCGATAGTGCATCCAGCTCGCCTTCGTAGACCATGATGCGTTTACCAGTAGAAGGTATAAGAGACTGACCAAACAAAGTATCAGTAGTATTTCCTTCATACTTAAAATCTTTTAGTTTCGTCTTTGTTTTGAACCCTTGAAGTGTTCTGTCACTGCTGTAATAAGGGAACCGTAGAAGTTCTCCATCTCTGTATACTTTGTAGTGTTGACAGGTCTCCTCACTGATTCGTCTTTTTGTAAGCCGTTGGGCTTGTCCTTTGAATTGTACATTGGTGGGCATGTGATGTGTGTGATCTGCTCGTGTTAACGTCTGACAGCTAAAACAGAATGTATTGCCGTCAGCATATATAGCTTTTGCATCAGACGAGCCACACACCTCGCATGGCTCATGTCTTAAAAATTCTGCTGTCATTTTAACCAGTCAACTGGTATGCAGTGTGCAGCGCACCATTTGATATGATAACGCTCACACCATTTTGCGTATGTTGTTTTAGACTTCTTCGATATACGTTTGTATGGGTCCTGAAAGACCATACGAAGGTCTATGTTGGGATTGTCCTTGATGACTTGTCTAATCTTACGCCTAGATGGTGGGTCCCAATACCCTTTGACCTCTAGGATTACTCCGTTGTTTGGTAGCACAAAGTCAGGAGTATACTGATGCTGTATTGTGTAAGGGTAGGACGTTTCCTCATATTCATAGTCAACGCCCAGTGTTACCAATAGGTCTGCTACCTTTTCCTCTAATCCTGATCTAAAAGTCATCTTCTAACTCTACTGAGCTAGGAGTTGTATCAGGTGTTACGTTTGGTTCTGATGTCTTGAATCCTGCTGTACTACCAAACAATTCAGCAGCTCCTGCTTCGTCAAGGTCGCCAGTATCTACGCCTACCTCTGACTGTATACTCACTATCTGAACTCCAGATAACTTGAGTGATGTGCCATAGGTTGAACCATCTTTAAGTATGTATGGTTTCTGTGTAAATCCAAGTTTAACTTTACTGCCTGAATACACAGGAGTAGATTCGTCCCTGATTGGTGTGCCTTCAGTATCTACAACTGGTGGCTTTTTGTCTTCACTCCAAGAGAACTTGATAAGGTATTTACCTTCGCTTACTTCTTCCCATGGTGTAGGTTTCAGTACTGATCTCTTTGGGTTCTTTAATTTAGATTCAGCCCACTTGAGGCAGTCCTCTCTTTCAGTCTCTAGCTTGGAGATCATATCTTCTCCAACTATGGCTTTTAAAGAATAGCCAAACTTGCTTGGCTTTAACACGGATTGATAACCTTCTAGGGTTACAGGGTCGGGTGTTACGTGTATGTTTCTCATTAACAAAAAAAGTATGTTGAATCAATCACGGCTTCTGGTTTTAGATCGCCAATGATCGGTGGTTGTTCTTCAGCTCCTATTGCTAGGGCGAAGTCGGTTATTGGTTCATGCTCTGCGAACAGACGCATGTAAGTTTTACGGACTAAACTAGATAGTGTACACATGTCAGTAGCTCTGCACAATACACTGTCATGTATCAATGCAATGGGAAACTTAACTTCCATTACTGCTATGTGTAATAAACTTGCATCAAGTGAATGAATAAGATTAGGTGCTGTGGCATTCTTGTGGTGTTTCAAGTCTGGACCTTTCTCAGCTCCTGAGACATGTATCATACATCTACCCATCAACTGAGTTCTGATAATCTTAGTCTCTTTCTTCATTAGTCTTTGCTTGACGTTAAAACCAGACGGTGTTGTCCAGTGTATCTCGTCAGCTCCTGACTTGATAGCTCTAGCTACTTCTTGTTCAATCCATTTCATTATGCTCATAGCTCCCGGAACTACTACATTCATAGCATCCCGTACAGCAGATACGCATTGTGTTAGTTCATCTTTGTCTACATCTACACCTTTTTCTTTGAAGGCGTCCCTGATGTAAGACCGATTAGAGAAAGGTTTGGCATTGTATGGTATGGTCATCACACAACGTTTCGTTACTTTCCTATCCCAATAAGGTTTTAACCTATCAGGTATTGCGTCCATGCTCTTATCTGCAATAGTTGCATAAGCGTCTTGAGGTTTATTACTACCTATGACGTTTACCATACGAGCAGTAGAGGCGTCCTTGGCAAGACCAGCCAAGATTTGCAGACCACTACATGTAGCGTCTACAGCCACAGGCAGATGTGTGTGAGTCTTGTGTTCGTAGTGTAATTCATACCACTCTACACAAGCTGCTAGAAACAACCATGGTTCGTCTGCATGTTCCCAGTCAGCAATGTTGCCAATCGGGTCAGACCATACACGATGTACTAGCTCTCTGTTTTCTGCTTGTTCTACCCAGTCCAACCTTTCTTGCATGGTAGCTTTGTCAAGTCCATACGTCGTGGCAAGTTGGAACTTCAGCCATTCCATACCCTTCTTGTTTATCTTAGCACCTTCTGTGAACAGTAACAAACTTTTTCCAAAGTCAGTGTCTTGTGGTGTTAATAAGTTAGGTATTGGGTATGCTCTACCACGATAGTCGAAACTCCATGGTATGTAGAACTCCATGTCTTCAAATTCACGTACAACTTCCATGGTCATACGTGTTCTACAGGACTTACGCACCTCTGCTGCCTGTAGCTCTCTAGCTACTCTAGCTTTTCTCTTCCACTCTCTCCTAGCTGTCTCATCTGTCTCAATATTAACAGGCTTTGGAGGGATGGTGTGTTCCATTACAGGTCTAAACTTACCTACACTTATACCTCTTTCCTCTAACTCTTTCGCTACCTTAACTATAAAGGGGTTTAACTTGTAAGATACTTTCTGAATTGAGTTAATAAAGTCATAAGGTATTTCTCCCTGTATTAGGGTGCTATCGCTTCTTCTGATGAAGTTGTGGCATCTCGTTAAATCATTGAGATAGTAGCCACCGTCTTGGAGAGCGTGCCAATTACGGGGAGGAATGTGCATAGGCTTAGCAAGAGGACTAAATAGCTCTGCCATTCGCATGATTTCATCATGGTGTTTAATTAATTCGTTGGTGGGTACGAGTATTGCTACTGTTTTTCTGCCTTTACGCATGAAATCACGTTCAAACCAGCCAGATACCTCCATCAAACAGTCCATCAAGAAGGTTCCTACCTTAATTTTGGTAGTGATATCCCAATGAATCCATGGAGTTATGTTCTGTTTGTGCATTAATGTTTGTATGCACTTACGTTTGTACTCTGTGCCACGTGCTTCGTGCCAATAGTTCTTCTTGAGTGTAGCTAATAATGCTGGTGCTTCCTTGTCATAGTATTCCATTTGACACTCAGCCTCAATAGCTGCACCAACAGCAGTCGCAATGTTAGTTACGGAATGCTTGACTGACCTTGGCGCAAATACATGGTCAAACACGACCTTGCATACTAGCAGTGCTTGTAAGTCTGAATCGACAGGCAGGATATGCTTGTGAAAGACTTGCATGTTCTTACCAGCAAAGGATTTGTACTTGTCTTTTTTACTATCTATAAATGCAATAAGATCGGGCAATATGGAGCTGATACTTGCTGAGCCATAAACAGTAGCAGAGGCGTAAGTCTTTTCTTCCAACTTAGTTGTGTTGGATTGTAGCTTAGCCTTGCCTCCTTGGATTTGTTTACGCTCGAACTCCTGCTGATCTTCAATCTGTTTGTCTGTGAGCATTTGATTGTAGTTTACTTGTCGTCGTTGATTTGCTCTATCATAAGAGCGATAAGTTCCTTCTTGTGTGGGTGGTTATCAATGAGCATCTTGAGCTGTTGATACCTACGTTCAAACGTTGTTGTTTTCATTGTTAAAGTCAATGTTGAGTGGATTAGGGATAAGATGATAGACACCTAGATCAGTAGCTAGGGTTATCTCTGTGTGTTTACCTATCTCTTTCTTTAGTCTTTGCTTTGTATGATGCTCAGACTTGTATGTGTACTCTTCGATCTTACCTGTGTCCTTGTTTTCGACACGTATGATACCGAAGTGTGAGCTAGGTAGTTGATAGCCAAAGACTTTCCAGTCTCTGAACTCTTCAAAGGGCATAGCAGGAAAGTATGCTGGTGGGCAGTCCTTGATAGCTTGCCAGTTGTTTGGGTAGTACTTACGTTTCTTCATGTTCGTGATACGTTTAGTAAATTGTAATTGTGTATTACTACCCAGTCAAGGGCATAGAAGGCTGCGTCTTCGTCAGTATCTGCACAAGTATACATGTGTGACTTGCGCTTGGGATTACCTCTGATACAATAGTCGATCTTGTAAATCATGTCAACAAATAAAATGTCCGGAGCATGTGAATTGCCATTTGAATGGATACATATCACCCCATACTTGTTGTACACGATGATCTACTATCTTGGCTATGGCGTCCCTGTCTTCCCATGTAAGGCAGTCAGCAACGTTGATGTCCTTGGTGCGGTGGAGTTTTCTGTTGTTTTCCTCTGCTTGGCGCAAGAGATCGTCGTATTCAGTCATACGTCACATACCGCAGGATTCATTAACTCGTGCACTTCGGCAGCGTCCTTGCAGTCGAGCATGTTTTGATACTCTTCTGCTGATGTTTTCATTTCTTTGGCTAAGTCAAGAATTTCTTGCTTGTCATAATTGTAGTAGCCGTCTTCGCCTGCGATGATCTCGCAAAGCTGTTCGTTGAACTCAAAGATAGTCATAATAGGTGAATGCTATTCATTAGTAATTATAGTCATGGGTGCGTCCATGTGTGTATTATTGTAACAATTCTTAATATGATGGGTCTCCGGGTGGTTCTGGGTACACTGGTATGTCCTTGTCGTCCTTGGGTTTGGAGTGGTACATACCAGTTACTGTATCTATTGTAACAGTATGAGTATCTTTATCTATTGTCTGCGTCCCTGCGTCCATGCTTGTGAATGATTGTGACATGAGTGTGGCGTCCTTGATTGTGATGATTGTGTGATTGTGAAAACAGAAAAAAGCCAAGACCCCAGTCATAGACAGGAGTCTCGGCGATAATTAATTATATTTAGCTAACGCTACAACTCTCGTTAACTCGCTTTGATCGTGCACCGTGTGCCAAGAATGCAACAACACAAGTGCGTCCTTGTTGTTGGCACAAACCGCAGTCCTTGCAGTTAGTGTCACGAGTTTGAGCAGGGCATACCACGACACGTGTACCAGCCGGTGTATGTGTGG